TTCAAGCATCATAGTGTAGCTAATAGAAAGCTAGACACTGGGGATTATTCTATAGAGGGATTCGAAGACATATTTACTATTGAGAGGAAAAAGAGTATTTCTGAGATCGCTAATAATATCGTAGAATCTAGATTTTCGAATGCTTTAGAAAGATTGGGGCGGTGTAAATATTCATTTTTATTATTAGAATTTAATATGGATAAAGTATTATCATATCCTATAGGTTCTTCTTTACCAAAAAGACTTTGGGATAAAAGCAGAATCACACCCAATTTTTTATTAAAGAATATATTAGATTGGAATATAAAATATGGAATAAATGTAATGTTTTGTGGTTCGTCCAGTAACGCTGAACAAATTGCGGAATATATTTTTAGAAGAGTTTTTTACCTAGAACATAATTTAAAGAATAATAACGACAAGGAGACAGAAAATGGAACTTGATACAGCTATTACTATACAGCCCCCTCCTCAAACACATCCTCAAACAAATAAAGTTGAATATCCACCACCTTTGATATTAGAAAGATTGTACGTTAATTATATTGATAATCCTACTGACAGAACAGTATTCGCAGCAGTAGGACATATTCCCGGAAGGATACTGCTATTGCAGGGCGACGAATACGATAAAGCCGGTGATTATACTAAAAGTTTTATTCACGGCAGATTTAAAGCAGAGTTAGGTGATGATCCAGCAGTAAAGCTGAGATCGATGTTTCCGAAAACTCTGGAAGAAAATCCTGATGGCCCTGGCAGTATTCTGTCTGGAATGATTAGCACTATGGGAATTAAAAGTACTCCTAATTGTAGCTGTCGAAGACATGCTATTCAAATGAATACAGAAGGTCCAGATTGGTGTGAGAATAATATGGATACGATATTGTCCTGGCTAGAAGAAGAAAGCTCTAAACGAAAACTTCCTTTCGTTAGGACTGTAGCTAAGATGATGGTTAATAGGTCTATCTCTAAGTCTCGAAGAATGTTGGCTAAAAAAGCTAAAGAGAATGAGTAATAACAATATAGAGTTTGATGGTGCGTGGTTAGGGTTAGGGGATTTAACAAAATTACAGATACCTAACAATCCATTAATTCATCGAACAGAAAAAGAAATAGAGAATCCTGATTTACATCTGATGAGATTAATGAGGGATCCTGAATACGTTGGTTCTACTTGTAAATTGTTATTCAATATTGAGTTACATCCAATACAGATGATGATTCTCCAAGAATTTTCGTTAAGACCGTTCCCTATGTATATAGCTAGTCGTGGTTGGGGTAAATCCTTTCTTTTGGCTCTATATTCTGTGTTAAGGTGCATGTTTTATCCAGGTACTAAGATTGTTATCGTAGGTGCAGCTTTTAGACAGAGTAAAATTATTTTTGAGTATATGGAAACCATATGGAGAACTAGTCCAGTACTTAGAAGTATATTTTCTGGTAATGATGACGGACCAAGAAGAGATGTCGATAGATGTACAATGAGACTAGGCGACAGCTGGGCTATAGCAATACCTATGGGTGATGGTTCTAAAATTAGAGGCTTAAGAGCTCATATTATTATTGCTGACGAATTTGCTTCTATCAGTCCTGATATTTATGAAACTGTTGTTGCTGGCTTCGCGGCTGTTAGTGCTACGCCTATAGAAAATGTAAAGGAGCAAGCTAAAAAGAAAGCTTTGAAAGAGGCAGGCTTATGGAATGAAGATTTAGAAACCTTGCATACTAAAATGGGTAATCAAGCGATTATTTCTGGAACAGCAGACTATGGCTTTAAGCACTTCTCAAAATATTGGAATCGCTATAAGGGTATCGTGGAAAGTAAGGGAGATATAGAAAAGTTGCAAGAATTATTTCAAGGAGAAGTTCCTGATAATTTTAATTGGCAAGATTATAGCATTATAAGAATTCCCTATGAACTTATACCTAAAGGTTTTATGGATGATAAACAAGTAGCTAGGGCAAAAGCCACTATTCACACAGCGATTTATAATATGGAATACGCAGCTTGTTTTGTTACAGACAGCGAAGGGTTCTTTAAGAGAAGTTTGATAGAAGGCTGTGTTGTTTCAGAAAAAAATCCTATAAAGATAGGTGAAAGAGAAATTGTTTTTGATGCAGTGGTAAAAGGAAATACAAATAATCAATATGTGTATGGAATTGATCCAGCTAGTGAAAAAGACAATTTTAGTATAATTATTTTAGAAATACATCCAGACCATAATCGAGTAGTATATTCGTGGACTACAAATAGGGGTAATTTTAAAGCTAGACAAAAAAGAGGTTTGGTCGAAGAACATGATTTTTATGGATTTTGTGTTCGTAAAATTCGTGATTTGATGAAGACCTTTCCTCCAGCCACTATAGGTATGGATGCTCAGGGAGGTGGAGTAGCGATAGAAGAGGGTTTACATGATCCTTCTAAATTACAAGATGGAGAAAATTTGATATGGCCTATTATCGATTATAATAAAAGCAAAAGTAAAGATACAGACGCTCAACCAGGTTTACATATTTTAGAATTGGTGCAATTTGCTAGAGCAGAATGGACAGCTTTTGCAAATCATGGATTAAGAAAAGACCTAGAAGATAAACTTTTGTTGTTTCCAAGATTTGATAATCTTACTTTGGGATTAGCTTTGGATCAAGAAGGTCAAGATATATTAGATTCAGAGCTTGATAATTTACACGACAATTTAAGTGAATGTATTATGGAAATAGAAGAACTTAAAAATGAATTAACGACAATTGTTATGTCTCAGACTAGTCAAGGGCCCAACGCTAGAGATAGATGGGATACTCCAGAAATCAAATTACAGCAAGGAAAAAGAGGAAGACTAAGAAAAGATAGATATAGCGCATTAATTATCGCTAACGCTATAGCTAGAAAATTCCACAAAGGACTAAAACCAGTTGATTATGATGTCATAGGAGGCAATTTAAGAGACATAACAGGGAAAGATGGACAGATGTATCGAGGACCCGAATGGTTCACAGAAGGAGCCAATGAAGATATTTATACAGGAATATACAGAGAATAGTGTAATTACAAAAAGTAATTAAATTGCAATACTAATACAATAGAATTAAAGAATATGGCCAAAAAAAAATACAACAGTGGTGAAGAATTAGCAAATGGTAAAGATCAAATAGAAGAGGCTTATGTCGTCTGGGGCGATGATATAGCTAGTAGAAAAGAAGCTATGTCTAAAGCTTCCGAGTCTTTAGAGGAATGTACTCTAATAGAAAGAAGCTCTGCGGGCAGACGATCCAGTTTAGATTACTCTAATCTAGATGGCAGAACCGGAGGCAGACCTGGTTTCACAAGAACAGACTATGATTTCTTTCGTCCTGACGAAGCTGTACCAAGAAACAATATTAAGTTAATCATGCGTAGGGCTGAAGATGTTTATCACAGAATTGGCTTAGTAAAAAATGTAATTGATTTAATGGCCGATTTTGGTGTTCAAGGAATTAGGTTAATACATACCAATAAAAAGATCGAAAGATTTTATCAAAAATGGTTTGATAAAGTTGCAGGTAAAGACAGAAGCGAAAGATTTTTAAATAATTTATATAAAACTGGTAATATCGTCATCAATAAACAAACCGCAAAGATTGGCAAAAACGCTATTGATACGATGTATAAGGCTGCAGCTAGACCAGACTTATTGCTTACAAATATCGAAGAAGTATCTCCAGAAAGAAAAGAAATACCTTGGATATATACATTTATTGATCCTGTTTATGTAGATGTGGCTTCGGGAGCACTAGCTTCTTTTGTTCACAACAAACACTATCAATTGTCTCTACCCGCCCATCTGAGAAAATTAATAAATAGCCCTAAAACAGACGCTGACAAACAAATCATTGCTGATTTACCTGAAGCTATTATCTTAGCGGCTAAGGAGAAGAAACCCTTTCATTTAAATCCAGAGAAAACAATAGTCTATCATTATAAAAAAGATGACTGGCAAAGTTTTGCTTTTCCTATGATTTACGCGATAATGGATGATATTAACGTAATCGAAAAACTAAAATTAGCAGATATGGCAGCTTTAGATGGTGCTATCTCTAATATAAGAATTTTTAAGTTAGGAAGTCTAGAACATAAAATAGCTCCTACCAAAGCAGCAACAGCTAAACTAGCAAGTATTTTAGGTAATAATGTTGGTGGAGGTACTATGGATTTGGTTTGGGGTCCAGATATTGAGCTATTAGAAAGCAACACTAATGTACATCAGTTTCTAGGAGAAGGTAAATATGTACCTC